GGTCGTAGCCCGATGATCATAAGTCTTGAAATGTCTGAAGTTGAAGTTCGCAATCGTGTATTTGCAATCATGGGAGAAGGGGTATGGTCTCATAGAAAACTAAGTGCTGGTCAGGTTGAGATGGATATGCTTAAGTCTTGGCATGCTAAAAATGTTCAGGGTAAGCCAGAGTTTCATATTGTTTCAAACGATACTGGCGGAGATATCAACCCAGTAGTTCTTCGTGGAAAGATAGATCAATATAAACCAGACTTTGTTGTTGTCGATTATCTACAGTTAATGTCTCCAAACCAAAAGTCTGAAAATGAAACGGTACGAATGAAGAATCTGTCTCGTGAACTTAAATTAATGGCTATTAGCGAAGAGGTTCCTATTATTGCCATTTCATCTGCTACCCCCGATGATGTAAAAAAACTTGAAATTGTTCCCACCCTTGGACAAACGGCATGGTCAAGGCAGATTGCTTATGATGCTGACTGGGTTCTTGCACTAGGTAGAGCATCTAATAGTGATGTAATTGAATGCGTATTTCGCAAGAATCGCCATGGTTTTATGGGAGAGTTCTTGGTTCAGGTTGATTTTGACAAAGGATATTATAGGTATAAGGATTATGAAGATAAGTCAGTATAATATGCCACATGGAAACATTTCCACACAAGGCGATAAAGCGGTTTGGGCTGGACGGAATCATAGTTGATGACTCGGCCATATACAGACTGCAACAAGAGTATATCAGGTTACTGGTATCAGAAATGCGCCTATCTGGATATGCTCCAAGATTTGACATTAATCCAGAGTTTACACTATCATATAATGAACAAAAAAATTATTTTGAATTTGAATTAAGCGTATACGGAATATATATAGGGAGAAAAAAGGCAGAATGGATATTAGGGATAGACGGAACCAAGGCGATTTATACACACCCAGTCAAGTTAAAAGAGTTCTCTCAGGGTCTGGCGTAACAGTAGAAAAAGAAGCAGAGTCTGAGTACATTGTATTTTGTCCATTTCATTCAAATCACCGTACCCCTGCTGGAGAAATAAATAAATATAGCGGATTGTTTTTTTGTTTTTCTTGTGGCAGAACCGCAGATCTAATAGAAATAGTAATGCATTTTTCTAATAGAACATATTTTGAATCTGTTAGATTTATCAAAAGTAAAGAAGTTGATATAGACATTTTGTCTGAGGTTAATTCTAGGTTAGTAGAAAAAGAAGAATGGACAGAGTTTGATACGTCTGTAGTACAAAGATTACATGACCAGGCTACTTCATCAACAAGAGCAAAAGATTATTTTGCTAAAAGGAAAATTACAAAAGAATCTGTATTAAAGTTTAAATTAGGATATTCTGAAACACAAGACATGATATCTGTTCCAGTTCACAATCACGAAGGCCTGTGTGTTGGATTTGTGGCAAGATCTATAGAAGGCAAAGACTTTAAAAATACACCAAAATTACCAAAATCAAAGTTATTGTTTAATCTTAACAGAGTAAAAACTGCTTCTAAGGTTTATGTTGTTGAATCTTCATTTGACGCAATTAGATTAGATCAAGTTGGCCTTCCAGCAGTAGCCACCCTTGGCGCAAACGTTTCTTCAAAGCAAATAGAATTATTAAAGAAATATTTTAACGATATTACACTGATAGCAGATAATGATGAGGCAGGATTAAAGATGAAAGAAAAAATAATGAATAGGGTTGGATCTTTGGCATCTGTAATAACTTTAGACTCTAAATATAAAGATATTGGAGAGATGGAAGATTATGATATAATTAATTTAGATTCAAGTTTTCAAAATCAAATAAATGGAATGATGGTATGACAAAAAAACATTCGCACATGGAATGGCTACAGGCATTAAAAACAATGGGCCATAAAAAATATTGGACTAGGGCTAACACTGTAGAGTTTTTTGCTTTTGTAGCAAAGGCTGCAATTATACTTCCAGGTCTTTTGTTTGATGTAAGTGTTTGGTGGTTTTATGTTTTTGCTCTAGTGTCAAGCCTGGGATTAATCTGGTCTTCAACCGTAAAAACAATTCCTACTTTAATTTGGTTTAATATTTTGTGGTCTTTTCTTGCTATTGCTTATATCGCTAAATATTTTGGTTTAATTTTATGAAGATAGTTGTTATTGGTGGCGGTACTGCTGGATACTTGGCAGCACTTACTATTAAGCATAAATATACTGACTCTGATATTACAATAATTGATAGTTCTAAAATAGGTGTGCTTGGTGCTGGAGAAGGAACAACTTCTAATTTTAGGTATATTTTTGATGAGTTAGATTTGCCATTAAATGAGTTTATTGAACATACTGGTGCAACATTAAAAAATGGTATACGATTTATTGGATGGTCTAAAAAAAACAAATCATACTTTCATCCATTAACAAATTATATATCAGATAGCAGTGAAAATAGAGATTTTGAATTAGAGCAGTTTAGGCTTGCGTCTATAGAATTAATGTCAAATGATAAAAATCTTGATGATATAAATAAAGGTTTGTCGGCAACAATGTCAAATACACTTACCTGGCCCTATGCTGGGTGGCATCTTGATGCAATTAAACTTGCTGAGTTTTTTAGAAAACATTCTGAACTTAGAGGAATTAAAGTTGTTGACGATGTGTTTACACACTTTGGAGAATTTGAGGGTGCAATTAGTGTAGTTCACACAGAAAAAGGTTTTTATGATTGTGATTTTGTCATTGATGCAACAGGGTTTAATAATCTAATTATTGGAAAACACTTACAATCCGAGTGGGTTGACACATCTGAAAGTTTGCCATGCACAAAAGCACTAGCATTCTTTTTGCCACAAGATGAAGATTATTCTTTATGTACAGAAATAATTGCAATGAAATACGGATGGGTTTGGAAAACACCGCTTAAGCATAGATATGGATGTGGCTATGTTTATGATCCATCATATATAAACAAAGAACAAGCAGAGCAAGAAATATATGAATTATTTAAAAAAGAAGATGTTAAAATAGTAAATCATTTTGATTTTAAACCAGGATACTATAAGCAACCCTGGGCTAAAAATTGTTTATCTGTTGGTTTAGCATCTGGATTTTTTGAACCATTGCATGGAACGTCAATTATGTTAACAATCTATATGATGAATCTATTTATTTCTGACGACTTTATGCATAAATTTATATCAGAAAAAGATTATTCTGTAATAGAAAAATATAATAATAAAGTACTAGAAAAAAATAAAGAAATTTTAGGTTTTATATACATTCATTATTTAACCGACAGGGACGATACAGATTTCTGGAAAAATTTTAAAAATAAAAATATTATTCCAGATTATGCTAAAAATGTTTTAGATGAATTAGACAACTCATATATTTCTGAGTTTGTTATAAAAAATAATAATAAAACATTTGGCTACCAGTCTTGGATGACCACTTATGTGGGCACAGGACAATTTAATAAATCACATGCAGTTTCTAATTTGCAAACAAAGAGCGCATATGATAGACTGTATAAAGAAGCAAAAGAGTTTAAAGGAGTAGAGATACAGGAATATTTAACTAAATATAACTAACTATTTGACAAACATAATTTGCGATTATATAATATAAAAAACAGAGGAGAAAACTATGAGTATCGTTAAGGGACTAAAAAATATAAATGCCTTGCTTGAAAAAAAAGAGGAAGGTGGTCCAAAGATTAAATGGCTTAAGTTAGCCGATGGACAAGCAGTAAAGGTTAGGTTCATTGAAGAACTAGATTATGATTCTGCACATTACAATGAAAAGCGTGGTGTCGCACTCGTCGTAAAAGAACACACAAATCCAAAGGACTATAGGCGTAAGGCTTTAGACACCATGGCTACAGAAGAGCGTGATTGGGCTCAAGAGATGTATGAAAAAGATCCAAAAGGTAATAGCGGATGGCGGGCTCGTCTTCGCTTCTATTGCAACGTACTTGTAGATGATGGCATTGAGGATAAGCCTTATGTTGCTATCTGGTCTATGGGTGTAAGCAGGCAATCTTCATTTAATACTATTCGTGAGTATGCCCTTGAAACAGGTAGCATTTCAAATCTCACATGGAAATTAAAGCGTAATGGTCAGGCAACTGAAACATCCTATACTTTAATTCCTTCTGCTCCAGATAAGGAGCCATTTAATTGGGAAGGTATTGAGCCGTATCCACTAGAAAGAGCAATACGACATGTCCCTTACGCAGAGCAAGAGGCATTCTATTTGGGCTTTGACACTCCTTCATCTACATCAGCGACAAACATCGACTGGTAGTAGATGAATTACGTACCACTACACTTACATACCCATTTTTCACTATTCGATGGTATTGGATTGCCGTCTGAATATGTAGATCGTGCTAAACAATTGGGTATGCCTGCAATATCGATTACAGACCATGGCTCTCTTTCTGGTCACAGAGAAATGTATCGTACTGCAAAAGCAAGTGGCATTAAGCCTATTCTTGGCGTAGAAGGTTATATGTGTGAGGATCGTTTTGATCGAAGAGATAAAGAAGATCGCACTACACCATTAGACATGGTTTATAATCATATAATTCTTCTAGCCAAGAATCAGGCAGGGTTAGAAAACCTTAATAAGTTAAATGAAATTGCGTGGACAGAGGGCTATTACAAAAAGCCACGAATTGACTTTGATATTTTATCTAAATATAAAGAAGGAATCATAGTATCGTCTGCATGTCCAAGTGGAATTATTGCTAAATCAATAGAACTTGGCGAATTGGGAATGGCAAAGAAATATATTAAATGGTTTAAAGAAGAGTTTGGCGACGATTATTATCTTGAAGTAATGCCACACAATAGTGAGAGTGTTAATCAAACAATATTACAGTTGGCAGACGAGTTTAAGATTAAATCAATAGTAACCCCAGACTGTCATCATGTTGATCCCTCACAAAAAGAAATTCAAGAACTAAAACTTATTCTTAATACCTATTCAAATAAAATTCAGAAAGACGCTACATACGAGAAGTCTAAAAAGCAAGGGGACTTAATGAAGCGCCTTGATTACTTATACGGCGCAGACAGACAAATGTCATTTAATAAACTTGATATTCACTTGTTGTCATATGAAGAAATACAGGCTGCTATGGAAAAGCAGGGTATATTTAGAACAGACATTTATGAGAACACAGTTGAACTTGCAAATAAAATAGAAGATTATGAAATTAAAGATGGACTAAATCTTCTTCCAGTTCAATATAAAAATCCTGATAAGCAGTTAGAAGAACTTGCCATGCTAGGATTGACAGAAAAAGGTTTAAATAAAAACAAAGAATATTTAGATAGACTTAGTGAAGAACTTAAAGTTATTAAAGATAAAAAGTTTGGGCCATACTTTCTTGTAGTTCAAAGTATGATTTCGTGGGCTAAAAAAGAAGATATTTTGATTGGCCCTGGCCGTGGCTCTTCTGCTGGTTCTTTGCTTTGTTACGTTCTTGGCATTACTGAGATTGATCCCATTAAGCACGGACTCTTGTTCTTCCGATTTATTAATCCAGAGCGCAACGATTTTCCAGACATCGATACAGACATTCAAGATTCTCGTCGTGATGAGGTTAAAGATTATCTTGTAAGACAGTACAAGCATGTTGCTTCAATTGCAACATTTTTAGAGTTTAAAGATAAGGGTGTTGTGCGAGATGTTGCTCGTGTATTAAACATTCCTTTATCAGATGTAAACAAGGTTTTAAAGTTGGTTGACACTTGGGACGACTATTGCACTTCTAAAACCACCCTATGGTTTAGGGAAAAATATCCAGAGTTAGAAGAGTACGGAGAAAAACTTCGTGGGCGCATTCGAGGTACTGGTATTCACGCTGCTGGTGTTGTCACTAGCAAGAATCCTATTTTTAGATATGCACCTATGGAAACAAGAAACTCTCCAGGATCAGATGAACGCATTCCTGTAGTTGCTGTTGACATGGAGGAGGCTGAAAAAATTGGTCTTATTAAGATTGATGCATTAGGGCTTAAAACTTTGAGTGTAATTAAAGATACTGTAACAATAATTAAAAAACGAGAGGGCACGAATATTGATCTTTTGAGTATTGATATGTCTGACCCAAAGGTATATCAAATGCTTTCCGATGGACACACAAAGGGAGTATTTCAGTGTGAGGCAGCGCCATACACCAACCTTCTCATTAAGATGGGTGTAAAAAATCTAGCAGAACTTGCTGCTTCAAACGCTCTTGTTCGTCCAGGCGCCATGAACACTATTGGAAAAGATTATATTGAAAGAAAGCGTGGTAAACAGGCAGTAAATTATTTACATCAGACAATGAAACCATTCACAGAAGAAACATATGGGTGTATCCTATACCAAGAGCAAGTTATGCAGGCTTGCGTTGAGTTAGGGGGAATGTCTTGGTCTGAGGCTGATAAGGTTCGTAAAATTATTGGTAAGAAAAAAGATGCAAGAGAATTAGATGCGTTTCGTGATAAGTTTGTTGGCGGTGCTTCTAAGTACATTAGTCCTAATACTGCTCGTGATCTATGGCATGATTTTGAAGAGCATGCGGGATATTCGTTCAACAAGAGTCATGCGGTTGCTTATTCTACGCTCTCGTATTGGACGGCGTGGCTAAAGTATTACTATCCACTTGAGTTTATGTACTCGGTGCTCAAAAACGAAAGGGACAAAGATGCACGAACTGAATATCTTATTGAAGCGAAAAGAATGGGGATTAGCATCAAACTACCTCACATTAACGATTCGGATATTGATTTTAAGATCGAGGGTAAGGGTATTCGGTTTGGATTGTCGGGGATCAAGTTTATCTCTGATAAGATTGCAGAACGATATATATCGGCACGACCTTTTAAGTCTTTTGAGGAAGTTAGAGAGTTTACATTTACCAAAGGTAATGGAGTAAATAGCAGAGCACTTGAAGCGTTAAGAATAATTGGTGCTGCCACATTTCCAGATAACCCAAGAAATGATAACGAACTTCGTGAAAACCTTTATGAGTATTTAGGTTTACCAGAATTTACGCAAACAGTTCCACCACATTATCACGCATTAATTCAAGAAATTGTAGATTTTGAAGAAAAGGGTTCTTACATTTTTATGGGTATGGTAAAATCAATTAAGAGAGGGAAGGGTTGGTCTAGAGTTGAAATTTTGGACAAGACTGGGTCTATCGGTATATTTGATGATGAAAATACCGCTATTGAGACGGGTCGTTCTTATTTGGTCCTTTGTAGTGATAATAGGATTGTGTCTGCAGTTCCTGTGGATGAAATAAAAAATTCTGATGCAGCATTAATTAAGTTTCTAAACTATAGAATGTTGCCTTATAAGGATGAAGAGTTGTTCGTGGTATCATTTAAACCAAGAGTAACGAAAGCAGGAAAGAAAATGGCATCACTGACTCTGGCAGATACATCCAGAGAATTGCATTCTGTAACAGTATTTCCTACAGCATTTGCTAAGGCTTACATGAAGATTGAAGAAGGGCATGCGTATAAATTTGAATTTGGTAAGACCAAAGATGGTACCGTAATATTGGAGGATATAGATGTCGGTTAGCCTTGAAGATGTATTAGCACAATTAAATCCTAAACTACGTAAAAGTATTTTAGTAGGAGATGAGGTGCCAAAGACTGAATATGCAGCAACGCCAAGTTATGGACTTAATCGTGCACTAAATGGAGGGTTTCCTTATGGCAGGCAAGTCTTAGTATGGGGTAGTAAATCAAGTGCTAAGTCGTCATTATGTTTACAGACAATTGCCAATGCACAGGCGGAGGGAAAAGTCTGTGCCTGGATTGATGCAGAAATGTCCTATGACAGAGACTGGGCTGCTAAATTGGGAGTTGACATATCTAAACTAATTGTTTCGCAGGCAAGAACTATAAATGATATGGTTGAAACAGGAGTAAGTTTAATAGAGGCTGGTGTTGATATTATTGCAATAGATTCTATAACTTCTTTACTACCTGCTATTTATTTTGAAAAAGATTCTACAGAATTAAAACAACTAGAAAACACAAAGCAAATTGGAGCAGAATCTCGTGATTTTAGTAATGCATGGAAGATGCTTAACTATGCAAATAACAAAGTTAAGCCAACTCTTCTACTTTTAATCAGTCAATCTAGAAATAATATTAACGCAATGTACACAAGCCAACAGCCTACAGGCGGTCAGGCTACTAAGTTTTACTCATCTACAGTTGTAAAACTGTTTTCATCTGAGTCAGAAAATCAAGCAATCAAGGGTAAGATATATGTTGGAGATAAAGCAATTGAAGAAAAGATTGGCAGAAAGATTCGTTGGGATCTTCAGTTTTCAAAAACTTCGGCAGCATTTCAATCTGGTGAATATGATTTCTATTTTAGGGGCAGCAATTTGGGGATTGATTCTACTGCTGATCTTGTCGACACTGCTGAATTGATGGGGGTTGTAGAACGTACAGGGGCATGGTATCTTTTGCCAGACGGCTCAAAGGTTCAGGGCAGAGAGGGATTTATTAATAAAGTTAGAGAGGACCTTGATCTACAAAATATGATTAAGAATAAAATTAGTGGATAAATATACTATCTACGAAGGTAGATTTCCTTGCAAGGTATGTAAAAAAGAAGTAAAAACAATTCGTATTTATCCATCTACTGGTATGGCTTCTTGGATGTGTTCTGAGAGACACTTATCCGAAGTCGAGTTGTTTAAGGTGGGCTATAAAAAGAAAAGAGTTAGTAATGAATAAAGTAAAAAATATAATTCTTAAAAGTATATTTTCTGATGATCAGTTAATGTCCATATATAATAAAATAAATATTGATCAAGAAGAAAATACAAAGATAGTTCCAATGTATACACAAAAAGTTTGGTTTGTAGATTTACCAAATGAAATATTTAATCATATGCAAAATCTTGGAGTAGAAGTATTTGAAGAAAATGTTACTTTAGATTCTATGTCTTTTGCCAGATATTCTAATAAATATGGTAATAATCCTAACCTGACTCCACATTATGATAATAACTTTTTAGAGTCAAAAGTTACAATAGACGTTCAACTAAGATCTAATATAAATTGGCCATTAGTTATACAAGGAGAAAAGTTTACGCTAAGTGATAATGATGCATTAACTTTTTCTGGCACACATCAGATACATTGGAGAGAACATAAAAAATTTAATGATGGAGATTTTATAGAAATGTTATTTTGTCATTTTAGTTTAGAGGGTAAGCCAAAAATTACAATAGAAGAAATAAGACAAAGAGAAAGACACATGATGTATTATACAAATTTATTTTTTCAAGAATTAACAAAGGATAAAATTTAATGAGCGAAAAATCCGAAAGCAAAAAAATTGGGGCTAAACAGCACAAAAATTCTGGAAGAGGAATTAAAAAAGGAGACGCTACATGGGAAAATTTTACAGTAGACTTTAAAGAAAGCAAAAAATCTTTTACTATAAACCAGGATGTATGGGCCAAAATAACTACTGATGCCATTAAAAATAACAGTGATCCAGCATTAATTGTGGTGCTTGGAGAGGGTAATAAAAAAATAAGATTGGCAATTTTAGAATTTTCTATTCTAGAAACTTTGATAAATAATGATTTTAGAGAGATGGTATAATATATATATGATAAATGCAGCCTTTAAACCTAAAAAATTTGGACAATACGATGACGTTATGCCTCACATCATAAAGGGATTTTTTTCTGATGATGAAGTAAAAGAGGTAAAAGAACTAATAGATCACGGAAAGAGTCTACCATTAAACGGATTCTATTCACCATTGGTCCTGCCAGAACTTGCCAGAGAGCAAATAGAACTAAAAATTTCAGGTATATTATTAAAAAAAATAGAAGATTTTGCTTCTAACTTTGTTGGGGAAGAAGTTAAGATGACTCACAATAGTTATTTGTCATACAACAAAAAACATAATCCAGGGGGGGCTGTTTCTCCAAAGTTACCGCCACATTTTGACTCAGACAACTATTTTACAAAACTTACAATAGATTATCAATTAGATGCAAATATTAGTTGGCCAATAGTCATAGATACTAATGGAGAATTACATCGTTTTGATATGGAATATGGAGATCTACTGCTTTTCTGGGGGGCAGGCTCAATACATTGGAGAGATCCTATTATTCTAAAAGAAGGAGATAACTGTGAAGTTTGGACGGCTCACTTTGCAGTTCAAAAAGATTTTAATGAATTAAATATACCAGCACGTGATAAAGAAGCAAGAAGACTTAGAATGGAAGAATGGAAAGAAAAAAGTAAATTTACTGAATACAATCTTGATTGGCAGGATAAGATGGCAGCCTTAGAACAAAAGCATGAAGGTAATTTAAAAATAAAAAAATTAAATGAAGATCTTAAATCTAAAAAAAATCAAGACATTGACAACAGAAACAACAACAATGCTTGATGAACAAAAGACAACTCTTGAACACATAGACGGTCTTGTAGAAATTGCTGAATATATGCAAGATGAAGAATTTACTGTTGCTTTAACAACAATAGCAAAAATTATATTAAAGCCAGACATACCAATGAATGTTGCCACGCTAGAAATAGTGAGGCTTCAGGCAATTGCATCAAAAATGTCATTAAGGGCAACCTGGATGGCAAATGTAGATAAATCAAATAGAGGTAAAAAGAATTTATACTATACTGCAGCAGAGTCTATTAATAATTTAGTTTCTGCTCTCAAATACATAACTCGCTGATATCTGCTATAATTAATTCAAACAAAGGAATATAATGACAAAAAATCTACTACAACAAGTAATGATAAAAAGTTCAGATAAAAAGAAAAATAATACGCCACAAGAAGATGTGAGTTTTGTTGACGGGCTTATTGAAAAAATACAGTCTGGCTATATGACAAAAACAAAACCCAAGTTTAGTAAAAAAAGTAATTTTTCAGCGTCTACATTAACCTATGGTGCTGGAGAATGTCCTAGATATTGGTACCTTGCTTTTGATGGGGCCGTGCATTATGATAATTCAGATGCAAAGGGAGTTGCAAATAGAACCAATGGGACTTACGGACATGACAGAATTCAAGAAGCAATAAAATCATCTGGGCTTCTTGATGAAACAATGGAGTTTGATACTCTAGAAAGAAAATATAACAAACAAACACATCCAGCGATGGAGTTTAGGGTTAAAACAGACGACCCCCCATTCGATGGCTATGGCGACGTAATGTTAAATATAAATGAACAGCGTGTAATTGGAGAAATTAAAACTGTATCCAATGAAGATTTTGAAGGCAAAAAGATGAGACAAAAAGCAAAAAAGAGTCATCTTATGCAGTTATTAATGTATATGAAGGTTTGGAAAATTGGCAAAGGTGTAATGATTTATGAAAATAAAAATAGTCATGAGTTATTAACTTTGCCAGTAGTAGTAAACGATCATTACCGTCGGTGGGTAGACCAGGCATTTGATTGGATGAAGAATGTATATAAAAGTTGGAAAGATAGAAAACTTCCACAGAAGCCATATCGATCTAATTCTAAAACATGTAAAGTTTGTCCAATTCAAAAAGCATGCGCTGAAGCAGAGACAGGGGTAATTAAAATTAAACCTCTGGAGTTGCTAGAAGATGAAAAACTGTAGATGGTGTGATCATACTTTTGAATCAAACATATCTTATCAAATATATTGTTCTGAGAAGTGTAGAGAATATGCAACTAAAGAAAAAATTGCACGAAGATATGTACTCACCAGAAGACAGAAAAGAAAAAATAAAAACAGGCTTTGTAAACAATGTGGTTCAAGGTTATCAATATATAATGATGAGCCATTATGCAACAAATGTAATATAAACCCAAATGATGTAAAAAAGGCTTTAAGAGAGATACGGGGTATGTCAAATGATAAAAACAAGTAGTCAGCCCGATGTTATTTGTGCAATTGATGCCAGCACAAATAGTCTAGCATTTACCATATACTCGTATAAAAAATTATCAGATCACGGAAAGATAGTGTTTGAGGGCAAAGATATTTATGCTAAAGTTATTGATGCTACTAAAAAAACAAAAGCCTTATTTGATTATTATAATTTAGTTGAGGCTATTGTTATTGAGCATACAGTTTTTATGAATTCCCCCAAAACTGCAGCAGATCTTGCTCTTGTACAGGGAGCAATTATAGGTGGCGCAGGTCTATCTAATCTTAAGATTATTGGAAAAGTATCTCCAATAACTTGGCAATCATATTTAGGTAACAAAAAATTAACTAAAGAAGAGCAATTGCAGATTAGATCTGCCAATCCAGGTAAATCATTATCATGGTATAAGGCATACGAAAGAGAATTTAGAAAGCAAAGAACAATAAAATTATTAGGTATTTTTTATGATAAAAAAATAACAGACAACGATGTTGCAGATGCAGCAGGCATTGGTCATTGGGCAATAAATAATTGGGAAAAGGCGGTCAGCAATGGATAAAAGTTATATTAAAACAGAGGCTATGCTAGAGCATTTATTGTTACAAAATGCTATACAGATTGAAGGTTTTGATCCTTTAACAGGAGAAACCCACTATAGCATTACAGATAAATTAAAAGATGTTGCTCCTGACATTTATTATGAAATGAAGGCAGAATTTGAAGACCACATGTTTGAAATGATAAAAAGGGGTCCAGAATCAATGCAGTGGAGAGTTAGGTTGCATTAAATATGAAAAAGATGTATACTAGTGAGGCGTGGCTAAGAAAAAGATATCATATTGATAAAAAATCACCACAGGATATAGCAAAGGAATGCGAGGTTAGCGTGGAAACTATTTACGTGTATCTTGCTAAATTTGGATTAAGGAAATCAAAACGATGAGTCTAAAACCAATATTCCCTGATTCAAAAATTTTTAATTTCAACGATCTATATTTGCTTACTGTTGGCACTAGTGCTGGAAAAGAAATTCTTGATGCCTGCTTAAATCTTGCACACATGCTTATCAGAAAAAATATTTCATATGGAAATTCTGCATTAGAGCCTATTCGTATTTTTAGTAAGGCAGACGTAAGAGAACAGTTGCATGTTCGTATTGATGACAAATTAAGCAGGATTATGCGTGGTACAGAATATGTCGGAGACAACGATATTGATGATTTAATTGGATATTTGGTATTACTAAAAATAGCAAAAGACAAAGAGAACGGGATGGTATAATGATATTATGATTAAATTAAAATACCATGGCTTACCAAATGTAGATGTAAACGTTGGCCCAGACGTAGAAAATCCACTTGATAAAGGTTTGACAGGATTTAGATATCCAGAATTAGCATTTTCATTTAATAAAAGTTTAGAAGATATAAGGTTAGTTTGTAAAACTAGAAGAACGTATGAAACTTTTGAATATGTGGCAAAGGACCAGCCTTGGGTTTTAGATTATGTGGATGCTCCAGATTCTTTTCAAGTTAACTCTTTTTTGTTTAGATCGGATGAGTTTACAAAACAGCATGATGGAAAACATATATTATTTTCTGGATGTTCTAATTCATATGGATTTAGTCTTTACAACCATGAAATTTGGCCGTGGCTATTGTATAATAAAATAAAGGAAAAAGAAAAGGTTTCTGGATATTATAATTTATCTATGCCAGGTACTGGACCTTTGAATATGGTTTCAGATATTTTTAAATACATTAATAAATACTCAAAGCCAGATGTAATATTTATCAATCTGCCTCTTTTGTCAAGATTTTATACATTAGTTAATGATATAGGAAATACTTTAGAGTTTGCGGAAGAGGTTAACTTTTCTGAAAAAATTCCTGAATGGCATCATTCAATTCCTGTAACAAGCGATGATAATGTCAAACCTAGGTTTAATGGATTATCAGAAAATGTTCCTGATGTAAAATATCATCCAATTATTGCTGAAAAATTTATATATGTTTATCAATATTTAATGATGCTAGAAACATTCTGTAAGATAAATAATATAAAATTATATATATTTTCTCACAACCTAACTACAAATTGGTTTTTAAGTCAAACAGATTTATATTCATTTAAAAACATTTCTGGCGGATGGAAGGATTTGAAAAAAACTTATGACTTAATGCTTGATTATAGGTTATTAAACAAAGATGATAAATTTGCATTAACTGGAAGAGATAAGGTACATGAGGGAACTTCATATCATTATGCTTGGAGTGAACTAGCATACTCCTGGTATTCCTCTGATAACTACTAAACTTATGTCAACTGAAGAAGATTTAATTAAGCATCTTGATGAAATTAATAATGTTGTAGGAGAATACCTAAAAGGAAATGATGCAACAAAAATTTCTAAAGATTTAGCGATACCTAGAAATCGTGTAGTACAACATATTAATGAGTGGAAAGTTATGGCATCTGCAAACGATGCAATTAGGACAAGGGCTAAAGAAGCGCTTGCAATAGCAGACACACATTATAATAAACTTATTGCAAAGTCTTATGAGGTTATTGATGAGGCATCACTTAATAATAATCTTAGTGCAAAAACACAAGCAATCAAACTAGTAATGGATATTGAGTCTAAAAGAATTGACATGCTGCAAAAGGCTGGTCTGTTAGAAAATAAAGAATTTGCAGAAGAAATGCTACAGATAGAAAAGAAGCAAGAAATATTAATGGCTATTCTTCGTGACATAGCGTCAGAATATCCAGAAGTTCGTGACCAGATCATGCGTAGGCTTTCTGATATTGCTAAAAAGGATGAAGTGATTACAATTGTCCACGACGTTCAATGATTTTCTTGAAGCCCTTGCTGACAATCACTTTGAAGAAACCCCAGTAGACGCAAAAACATTTGTTGAGTCACCAGACTATTTAGGTCAACCAGCATTATCTGATATTCAATACGATATCGTTCAGGCTATGAGTCAGGTATATCGTAAAGAAGATTTACAACAAATCATGGGAGAAGAGGAAGGTGCTAGGTATTATGAAAAATATACCAAAAATGAAATTATACTACAGTTGGGAAAGGGTAGTGGTAAAGATTTTACCTCTACTGTTGCTTGTGCCTATATCGTATATAAGTTATTATGTCTTAAGGACCCAGCAAGATACTTCGGAAAACCAAGCGGAGACGCAATAGATTTGATCAATGTTGCTATTAACGCACAGCAGGCAAAGAACGTTTTCTTTAAAGGATTTAAAACCAAGATTGAAAAGTCCCCTTGGTTTGCGGGTAAGTATGAAGCAAAAGTAGACTCGATAGGATTTAATAAATCAATTACCGTTTATTCTGGACATTCGGAAAGAGAGTCGCACGAAGGATTAAATCTTTTGCTTGCAGTTCTTGATGAGATTTCTGGTTTTTCTTCAGAAGTACAAACAGGAAACGAACAAGGTAAAACTGCTGAAAACATTTACAAGGCTTTCCGTGGCTCCGTTGACTCTCGATTTCCTGATCTTGGAAAGGTGGTTCTACTTTCATTTCCTCGTTACACTGGAGACTTTATTTCTGAGCGGTATGAAGCAGTAATTGCTGACAAAGAAGTAATATCAAGAACACATAGATTTATAATTAATCCTCTATTACCAGAAGACGATAAAGATAACTGGTTTGAAATATCTTGGGATGAGGATCACATTAACTCTTATAAATATCCAGGTGTGTTTGCATTAAAAAGACCAACATGGGAAGTAAACCCTACCCGCCAAGTAGATGATTTTAAGATTGCTTTTATGACAGATCTTGGAGATGCCATGATGCGGTTTGCTTGTGTTCCAACGTATGCCTCTGATGCATTTTTCAAACAAGCAGACAAGGTTAGATCATGTATGACATTAAGAAATCCACTTGATCAATTCAGGAGATTTGAAGAAAACTTTAAGCCAGATCCAGATAAAGTTTATTATGTACACGCTGACCTTGCACAAAAACATGACAAATGTGCTGTAGCAATTTCACATGTAGATAAATGGGTCAATGTTCAGGTAATAAAAGACTATGAACAAATATCACCTGTGGTAGTTGTTGATGCGGTGGCATGGTGGGAACCTAAAATAGAGGGGCCAGTAAACTTATCTGAAGTAAAACAATGGATACAAAATTTACGCAGGCTTGGTTTTAATATTGGCTTAGTTACATTTGACCGTTGGCAGTCTTTTGATATTCAAAATGAATTGCAGGCGGTAGGGATGAGGACTGAAACAGTATCGGTAGCCAAGAAACATTATGAAGATATGGCCATGCTTGTATATGAAGAAAGACTTGCTATGCCTGCGATAGAACTTTTGTTTGAAGAGTTAACAGAATTAAAAATTATGAAAAATGGTAGGGTAGACCACCCTCGCAAAAAATCTAAAGACTTGGCAGACGCAGTTTGCGGTTCTATTTTTGGAGCAATATCACACACACCAAGAGATCAAAACCTTGAAGTTGAGATTCATACATTTAAAGATAAACCACGTAAAGTTGACACGCTTCCTGAGAACGTGATACAATATAAACCTAGCCAAATAGAAGAAATTGAAGACTATCTGGATAGGCTTAAAACAATATAACAAAATGAATAATAAAAGGAGAAAAATGAATTCATTGAAAAAAATCGCTCTAGCCGTGGTTGCAGCCATGACTATGGGTACTCTTATCGCAACACCTGCAAGTGCTGCTGTAATGACAGTTGCTGTATCTCTAAACGGA